GAGAGCGCCGCCCGGGGGGCAGGTGGCGGGGAGCGTGCGCACGTCGGACCAGATGACTTCGGGGGATGCGAGGGTGCCCCCGGTGACCACCTTGCCTCCAGCGCCTCCGAACAGCAGTTCCCGGAAGTTCCCGACGTCACCATCCGGGAGCTGGGGATCCCCTGCATTCGCGTCCTGCTGGACCCCAACCCAAGCGGCCCGGAGATCGGTACCGGCGACTGCAAGGTATTCGATGGCCGCCGTATCCCAGGTGTCTGAGGACTGGTTGACGATGCGGCAGGAGTAGCTCTGGATTCCGCCGGAGGCCGTGGCTGTGTTGATGCCTTGGCCTAGGGTGATGAACCGTTGGGCCTGGGGGACCGTGGGAGCCGTGTAGGCCCCGGGAGGCATGATGTTGGCGGCGGCATAGGCCTGGGCAGTGGGGGACGGGGCAGAAAGCTCCCAGAAGGTGCCGCCCCACTCCGCTACGCAAAGCTCCCCGTCCACCGTGCAATGGACCCGTTGGCCCTCGGTGCCGTTGGAGAGGAAGATGCCCGTGCCCCATGCCGGAACCGCCGATCCACCGGACTCGTGGAGCCCATAGGACCCCTTGACGCCGTAGGCCATTAGACCCCGACCTCCATGACCAGGGTTCCCGGGGTCGTCACGGCAACCGTGATACCCCTGTCTCCGGCAACCGAGTATTCCGAGGGCCATGCGGCCGGGGCACCAGCGGCGACCACGACAGCGGATCCCAGATTGGTCTTGACGCCGGCGATCCTTCCCCAAAGCTGGACGGAGAACTCGCCGACCCCCGAGGAGACCCGGCCGCCAAGGGAGAACCCGGTGGCCGGGTTGATCAGGTTGGTCCTGAGGATGTAGTCCCCGGCCTCCGTGATCTGGGAGACCGGGACGCCGGAGGAGTTCAGGAGAAGGTCGGTTCGGTTCATTCGTGGGCTCCTTTTGAGCTTTTTGAGGAATCTACACGCTGAAACTAGACCAATTGCCGAAAACCGAAGGCAGGTTCCTACTGACCCATCTCGGCAAGGACATATGGGTCCTCTAGGAGGCTCTGGTCAATGGGCTTCATGAGGTCTTCCCATCTCGAAGCCCCGGTACACCGGCACTGAATTTCCATCGAAGGGCCTTCCATGGGATCATTCGGACCCCTCGGAACCTCTTTCCCCTCGACCAGCCAGATTCCCGGCTTCCCGTACACGCCTACCTTGCCCTCGGCTCCCCAGTGGCTGGGGCGTGCTCTGGGATACCTGCCAGCCGGATTCCCACGGACCCGCTCGTCCATGGCCGTGCGCCAGGTGTAGGTGTCCAGTCCGATGGATACGGATCGTTTCTCCGTGAGCTGGGCCGTGAGCTTGCCGATCTGGTCCCGGGCGATCAAGCGTGCCCGGTTGTACGTCATCTTGTTGGCCTTCATGATGTCGATGAGCAACTGCTCCGGCCGCTTGCCATTGGTCACGGCGTCCAGGGCCATGGTCTCCATACGGGTCCGGTGCTCGCCGACCAGGGACTTGACGAGCTTGACGTTGGTGTCCTTCCAGTCGGTCACGGCCTTCTGGACCCATGGCTCCTGCGGATCGTAGACCATGCCCAGAGCCAACTGACGCTCTAGGCTGAAGCGCTTGGCGACCCACGCGTTCACGGATTCAGCGGTTCCGGTGATGCCTTGGGCCTGTTCGCCGTCTAGGTCCATGGCGTACTGCTCGGCATCCAGGGGCCTAGTCAGCGAGAGCGTGACGGACACGGCGTCCTCATCCACGGACCAGATGGTCATCCCGTCCGCTTGGTACCGGGCCAGGGCTTCTGGGTACTCGGTACGAGCCCAACGCACGGCGATGTCGGCGACCCGTTGAACAAGGCGGACCAGACGGGCCTGGTACCGGATCTCGGCCAGCTTGGGATAGGCGGGCACCACGGGCCTTGGGTACTTGGGGTGCCCTTTGGTCCGGATAATCTCCTTGCGCCGTGCTTCCGTGAGGAGCTGGAGGAAAGTGGGGTCCATGGGCTACTTGGCGACCTTGGGCTTGGGCATGGTGGGAGCTGGGATCCTAGCCGGCTTGGTTCCGGGAGCGCCTTGGACACCTTCCGCCTTCTGGGCCGCGAGCTGGGATTCCAGGGCCGCGATTTCCTCATCCGCCTTGGCCTCGGGGTCGAAGTCGGCAGAGAGCTTGGTCTCCATGGAGTACTTGGAGCCACCGAACCGGGATTCCCGGATCTCGTCGACCGCGTCCACGGCTCCCATGTCCACGTAGATCTTGTCGGTGTCGGCCACGATCTTCCGGGTCTCGGCGACTTCCTTCTCGCTGGGGGTGCTCAGGGGCCGGAACTCGAAGGCGATGTCGGGGGAAAGGCCGACCGTCGGGGCGATGTAGGATACAAGCCGCTGGATGATCGGCCGGAGCTTGATCTCCTGGTCGGCCTGGATGCTGGCGTTGTAGTCCTTGGACGCCTGCCCATCGGATCCGCCGCCACCGAGTCCAGACGACGGGATGCCGTAGAGACGGGGCACGGGGATCTCGCACACGGCGGCCAGCTCCTCCCGGAAGATCATGGCCGCATCGCGCCAGCCGGTCATGGTCAGGGAGTCCCGGGAGAACTCGCCTCCGTCGTCCAGAAGGATCATGTTCAACACGGACTTGGCCTTGGCGATGTTGTTCATGACGCTGGTGAGCATGGCCCCGGCATCTTCGGATCCTGCGAGCATAGATAGGAGGCCGGGAATCTTCTGGACGGCGACGGTCGCCTCGTGGATCAGGTTGGCGAACGCCTTCTGCGCCGTGTCGCTGTTGGCCATCTGGTCGAACACGGCCTGCAAGCGCCCCATGCCCCAGTACAGGTACTTCCACTCTTCGGCGGAGTATAGATCTTCTGGCACCGGGATGCCCTTGGACACGATGCACCGGGAGGCGTGGACGCGGAACTCTCCGGCGCCATCGACCGCGTAGCGCCGCTGGATCCGGAATTGCTCGATGTCCTCGAAGTACGGGGATCGGTAGTCGGCCACAAGGTCCGTCTGCGTGTTGAGACACAGGGACGCCGGGTAGACCCGGATGAAGGAAATGGGTCGATTGGCTGATTTGGACAGAGGTTCCTCGACGCTCTGGGCGTTGTCCAGGCCACCGAGGACCATGATACCGCCTCGGTACAACTCGGTCCAGGTGAGGAGGTTCTTCAGGTGCGTGCGGACGTTGAGCTGGTCCAGCGCCTTCAGGAGCTTGCCGTCTGGGTCCTCGGGGAACTGGATCCATGAGCGGATCATGTCGTCGGGTCGGCACGAGACGATCTTGCGGCCGAGTCCTCCACCGGTATAGACGGCGGTGAGTTCCTGATCGGTGCGCATCCTGGTCTGGAGGTAGGTGGAGTAGGATGTGCGGTCCTGGGTACCACCGAATCCGGAGAGGGCGTTGGCCAAGGAGTCGTTGTGTGTGGTGCGGGGGCCGATTGGCGTGGTTTCGGACTCGGGCATGGACGCTCCGGGATTTGAGGTTTTTTTGGGAAAATAGGTTCTGGGAGCGGCTAGGACGCGAGAAGATGGGCGTAGGAGCTTTGGGATGCGGTGTCGTCGTAGAAGCACCGGAGCAGGGATGCGACGGAATCCGGGGCGTCGTCGGGCTCTGCACCTTCCTGGTAGTCGCAGACTTGGTCGATTGCCTTGCGGTCCGACTCAACCATGTCCCAGACGATGTTGGGCCAGTGGTGCAGGAGGTGCGTCTGGATCTTGTACTGCTTGTTCTGCCGCTCCTGGTAGTTGTAGACGTCGGACTGCTTGGACGTGTTGATCGTGTACCCGCGCTCCTTGAGTTTGCCTAGGAGCATGCGGTAGGTGGCCCCCTTGTCCGGGTTGTTCTCGTTGTAGAAGTGGCGCACACGGAGGCGGATCAGCCGATCCACGATCTCATCGGCGCAGAGTTCCACGTGCTTGGTGCTGGTCCACACGCGGCACTGGATCCACTTGCGGCCATTGGGGGCGGTATCGTGCGTCTCCTGCATGATGGTGAGCGCGGTCGTGTGGTCGCCGTCGAACTTGGCGTCTAGATGCGCCACTGTAGGCGTGCGGAGGTCGTAGTCCCATTTTCCGTCACGGGCGCGGGTGTGGAACAGGAGGTCGTCGGATGCAACGTGCCGCAGTTCGTAGTTGGCCGCGATCATGGCCGGCGTGTTCAGGGAACAGATCTTGGCGTACTCCGCATCTGAAATCAGGCCCGTCACGTCCCGGGGGTACTTGGAGACCCCAAGCGGACATGCACCATTGATCACGTGGGTCCATGCATCGTCTTTGTGCCAGGGGGTTCCGACGAACATGACGGACTTGCCACGGTCGATGATGTTGGAGAGGAGTTCCTGGGTGCTCCTGATGGTCTTCTCCCGCTCGGCTTTGGAATACCGGTCGTCGTCGGTCACGATGTCGTCACAGAGCGCACGGTCCACGTGGAGGCCGGTGGGCAAGTTATTGATACCGTAGGCTCCCAGCGACCCTTCCTTGGTGACGGACCGCTTGAAGTCGAACGTGAGACGGTCGGCGCGCTTCTCCGTGAACTCGGGGGCCTTGCCATGGACCAAGCGGAACAGTTCCCGGATCTCTTCCCGCTCCATCAGTTGCTTGATGACGGAAAGGGAGTCGGCGGCGGCCGTGAACGTCTTTCGGACCAGGGCGATACGGTCCTGGGGATGGAAGAGCCACCACCAGATGATCCCGATCTCCGTGATTGCCGTGGTCTTATACGCGCCTCGGTGCGCTTGGACGCCCGTGTGGACGCCGGACGGCTTGCCCCATACCTCTCTGGTCCACGCGCTGTGCATGGGCGTCAGAAGGTCCTTGCCAACCATGCGCCCTATGATGTGGGGATTCTTGAGCACGTGCCGGACTAGCTCCGGAGTCCATTGGAGCTTATGCAACCATGACCTCCATGGACTTGTCCAGGGATACGGCACCCTCGGCCGCTTCGGG